ATTTCTTCAAGAGTTGAGCGCCACCTTTTTCAAAATCAAAATCCTTCGGGATGCGGACGGTAACATCCGCCCATTGCCACAACTCGTATTCTCCTTTGACCATCACGTTTTGCGCGTGCGTGATGATCGAACGAATCTCGAATCCGGGTATCATTTTTTCACACTCCACCACGGGCAACGTGACAATTCTTCCTTGCGTGCAATAGCTACAGCCTTTATTTGGGAACTATATACATGACTACCTTTTCTTCCGGCGAGCATAAAGAACACGCCTTTTTCGACGCTTCGCGGCCTTGGTCTTTGGCTTCGGCTTATAGGCCAGTACCACGTCCGCGATTGCGTCCAGTTCGACCGGAGTTTTCATGCGATCACCTGCTGGTAAGTGACGCGCTTCCCGGCGACCGCATCCACGAAACTGTTAAGCCGTTCGGTTGTGTGCCGCTTGACGTTGCCTTCGTTGAGCCGGAATGTAAACTCATCCACGTAGCGCCCAAGGTGCTTGACGCTGACGTTGTGGAAGGTGCCTACCAGCCCACGCTTGAGAACGGCCCAGACACTCTCTATCCCGTTGGTGCTCGCCATGCCGCGCACGTACTCATTGGCCGAATGGTTGACGCGCATCTGTTTGAAGAACAAGCCGCCCAGATCGTTGTAGGCCGCGTGCTCATCGGTGCAAACTGTCGAGCCAACCTCAACATTGCGGTGAATGGCGTTCTGAATCTCTTCCTGTGTGGTGCCGGACAGCTTCAACGCCTTAACCTTGCCTCCGCGCTCCCGCATTCCGAGAACGGGAGTCTTACCAACGGAGCCGCGCCCCATTCGGAGTTTATCGGCTTCGTGCTTGTTGCGCTCCAAGCCGCCAATGAACGTCTCGTCTATCTCCACGATGCCGCGCAACTTATCGGAGTTTTGGCTGCACGCCTCGCGGAGACGTTGGAGCATGAACCATGCGGACTTCTGAGTGACGCCGATTTCTTTGCCGAGTTGGAGGGAAGAGATTCCCTTGCGAGCGGTGACAACCAGATACATCGCGTAAATCCACTTGTGGAGCGGTACGTGCGACCGCTCGAAGATCGTCCCGGTGCGGATCGTGAAGTCCAACTTGCAGGGATTGCAGCGGTAATAGCCGTTCTTGCGCTCCGTGATGCGCTCTTTGCCCTTGCACTCCGGGCACTTCACGCCATCGGCCCACAAGCGGCCTTCGAGGTACTTGCGTGCGCTCTCTTCGTCTGGGAATTGCGCGAAGAGTTGGAAAGTGCTGATAGTCGAGCGACTCATTTGCTTTGCTCCTTACGCTGGTCTGCGCGGTACGGACATTCAAACTCGCATTCTTCGCTACCAGCTTTGCCACAAAATCCGTTGCGGTCCATGTGGCAATCTAAAAACTCATATTCGTCTTCCGATTCATCGTCTTCAAGTTCGACCGGAAAGCAGAATGGGCAAGGATCATCGTCAGCGAAAGTATTTTTATGAAGGCCGCAGTAAGCCATTTTAGGCTATCTTTGGGAACTATATACATGACTACCCACGCTTCGCCTTTCGTCTCTGAGCGCGTCTTTTTCGACGCTTCGCGGCCTTTGTCTTTGGCTTCGGCTTGTAGGCCAGTACCACGTCCGCAATCTTGTCCAGTTCAGGAGGTGTTTTCATGGCGTCACATCCCTACCAATCGTTAGCGACCAGTCCACTTTGTTCAAATCAGATTGCGTGGACGGCAGAAGATTCTTCCACGTCTTATTCGCCTCGAATGCGATCAGTGCTGGACTTCGCTGAGGGTAGGCGGCTTTCAGGAGCAACAATTTGTCATTTATGCTCAGATTTGACCAGACCGCTCCGGTTAGGCTCAAGCTATTACCTCCTGATATAACTTTACGACCTTTCTCGTCTTCGGCAACAGCATCCCAGAACTCATGCACAGAGCGACGAAGTGAAGCGAGTTCTGTGCCAGCCTCCATTACCTTGTCGTGCTCTGCTGCTTCCCACTGTTTAACAAAGCTGCAAGACGCAAGAACCACTTTCGTTCTAGCCATCGTTAGGCGATTATCAACCTTCACGATCTTTCCATCTTTAGCCATAAGCTTGGAATGTCCGATGCGACGTACTGTTCGTTTCACTGTCGGAACCCAATGGTCAAATACCACCATTCCATCGTTATCGAAAGGATGGTCGCTCAAATGCTATACCTCAAGGCGTTGTAGGTTGGATATTCTTCTTTCTTGTCCTCTTGTGCTTGGCGCTCGGGAACCTGCGAAAACAGCAGGTCCATTGCTTCTTTCTCGGCATACAGTTCGTCAAAGCTCGGCACATCTTCGGACATGTAATAGCCGCCATTTTTGCGCATCTGGATGAACCGCAGAACCTCGGCATATCGGAAGGACATCTTGCGTTGCTCGGAGCTGTTCATGTGTGTTGCCTCCATGTCCCTAATGGTAGATTACTCCCTCACGGATGTCAAGAGTTATTTTCGGGAGTTAAGTATATAGTTCCCCTTTTTATTTCGTTGGCGCGTAATCCAAAACGCGCTCGCTCCAGATCAGCCGGTTGTACCAGTCGAATGCGTGGAGCTGCTCGGTGGAGACAGCCTCGCGTTGTATGTAGGAAGCTCCAGTCGCCTGTATCACAGCAACTTTCAGGTTTGCCGGAGCGGCCGCGCCGTCATCTCCATACCCAGCGACGAAAAACACCCGCACCGCGTTCGGCACGCGCAGCGTCATCGGCCAAAACGTTCCATAGGCCGGGAGGATTCGCGGCGGCTCGGAATCGGAGTCTGTGATGAAATCGCCGACAGGAGCAACGCCCTTGTTTGTCCAGGTGATATCCGCGTCAGTCGTCGTACCGGCTAGCGTGATATTCCAGGTCGGAGCGGTAGTTCCCGATTCACTGGTCTCGCCCACCTCGACTTCGGATACGACGGTTACCTGCTGCAGGTTGCCGTTTGAGTCGGCTACTTGATCGCCGATTTCGTATTCATTGTTCGGGAGCCAGGTGGCCGGTTGCGGCAGCAGCGTGTAGGTGTTCCCGTCGGTCCCGATGTAAAGGATCTGCTGGACTGAAACGAGCGGGCAGCGCAGCAGCTTGATTTGCTGGCGCTCGTCATAGTGACGGCCACGCGCGTACGTTGGAGCCTGATAGAAATACCCGGTGCCGAAATCGCCCCAGTCGTGCAGCGTCGGGAAGCGGTCGTGCGACTGGCGATACAGCTTGTTCACCAGGCTCCGCCCCGAATCGCTTTCCACAGTTTCGCGCGCGCCTTGCAGGTAAATGCCCAGCAGATCGTCGTCATCGGAAATCGTGACGCGCAGAGCGTTCTTTAGCGTGACGAGTGATACCGGTTCGGCCTTTGGCGGCGTCTGGATCTGCAAAGTGGACAAAATTAAATACCTATCCCGTCAATCACTTGGCTAGGTTTTTGCATGCTTTTGCTGTTTTTGCATATTTTTAGGCTTTTGCATGCTTTGAGGTGCAGCCTTCGCCGATTCGATCGTAGCCGTTTGCGATGGCGTAACTGCTGGCGGATCGGCCGGATAAGCGAGTTCCGCACGCCCGTCTCGAAGCAGAGGTGTGGCGTCAGCGTATTTCATCTCCACCACTTCGCCGCGGCGCGAGCCGATGAGCATTTTCACAAACACGAAATATCCCTCGGTAAAAACGAGAAGGCGCAGAGATAGGGATTCTCCCTCCTCCCCGCGCCTTCCCACTACCGCGAACAACCTTTATGCGGTTTCGGTCGGGCTCTGCACTTCGGCGTAACGCGCGCCGCTCAGGATGGCAACTGCGCTCCCGATGACGCTATTGGTGCCGTTCGTGAGCGAAAGCTGCACGTATGGCGAGCCGTCCGGCAGTTCGTTCCCATCAATTTCGATGACGTAAAACACGCCATCGTTCGCCGTCGGAGTGTAGCCGGCCGCGGCAACGGCAGTACGCGCGCCTAGCACGTCGTGAGCCTCCCCCCCCGTTTCCTGTTTGTAGATGTTGAACGGTATGGCGGTCGCGCCGGCAACTGCGGTGCCGACCGCGGCGGTGGCCGTGCCCGCGCTCACAATGATTTTCGTGAAGGCGGCTGCGGAAACGCCGACCTGCACCAGGATGCTGGCGTGCTGGTATCGCGCCATCGAAAACGCCTGACACACCTTGCCGCCGGTGATGTCCACCGGTGACAAGATGTTCACAAAGTGTCCCTCTTCTGAGAGTACAAAACCTTTCATTTTCGGGCTCCTTCTTTAAGATTTTGAGGGGCGACACGAGGCCGCCCCTAACCTGCCGCTGTGCTGCTGGTTAAGACCGGGTCGCGAGATCGATGAACGGAGATAGTGTGGACCCGCCGCTCTTCGGGGTCAGGGGTTTTTTCCACCACGGCTCGCCGTCCACGCGGTAGACGAAGCGGAACACGCCCTCATCGGTGAGGAAGTTGACGTGGATCGAATAGTCCTGCCGCACACCGCCCTTGTCGATCATCACGTACTGGTCGAGGTCGGCCAGGATGAAGTCGCCGGGCGTTCCGAGGACCGCGCCGTGCTCATGGAAGATCACAGGCTTGCCCATCAACATGCCTCCGACGCCTTCGTTGGCGGAGTTGGGGGGCGTGTAGAGCAGGATTTGGCCCAAGGAAGGAGCGCCCAAGACGAGCTTGAAGAGTTGTGGCTTGACGGTCACATCCGCTAGCCATACGGCGCTCTTCATGCTGGGGACCCATAGGCGTGCGTCCATCGCCAACACGTCGTTGGTGGTGAGCACGGCGCCGGTGTCAGCGGCATCTTTCGCTTGCGTGATCAACGCACCGCTGTTCAGGATGCCCAAAGGCTGTCCCGCGCCAGTTCCGTTGATGATCGCATCCTCGACTTTGAAAACCATTTCTTCCGCGAACCCTTTCTGAATGACCGCCTCGAGCGCCGCCGCATCTTCGAGAAGTTCATCGGTCGCGTAGCACAACGCGATCAGCTTCTCGAGCTGCAATTCGATCCTGCGGAACTTCGGCTTGCTCCCGGTCAGGGTTGCTGCTTCATTCACCCAGTAAGCCAAAATTCCGCCCCACCGGCTGCCGTCCGCACGGCTGTCTTCGTCGATGGCGTTGATCTTCAGGCCGTTGGCGTTCCCGGAGATCGGGATCTTCCGGCAGCGCGAGGTGATCTGACCGGTTTGGTAGGCGCGCATCAGGAGTTCTGCGGAGAAGTCCTTCTGCACGAGGAATCCGCCGTCGGAGGGGACCGCCTCGCTAGCGCCTGCGGGACCGGCCAAGAGGCGCGGATCGATACTGTGTCCACCTGACCGCGAAGCGCGGATCACGGCTTGCAACTGCTCGCCGAGACTAGCGAAGCCCTTGTGCTGGGTAGGAGCGCCAGCGACAGCGGCCGCCATCTCGTTCTGGTCCTCGATCGCGGCGGTGTGCCGCTCAAGCTCGAGCAGCGCTTCCTCACGTTCAAGGGACTGCGAAGCAGCCTTGAGGGCTTTCAACTTGTCCTCGTAGGCTGCGCCCTCGGCCTCGTTCATGTCGCGGCTTTCACCCGCGGCTTTGTCCAGCATTGCGCGGAGCTCGTTTTTGAGGTCCGTCGCGCGCTGGCGGTACAGCTTAATATTCGACTTCATGGGTCTTTCTCCTTTTTGATCGTGGATGTGCGACGGCGGCGCTAACGATCGACGGATCGGTTCGTTCCGCGTTTACTTCGCATGGGCATCGGCCCATAAAATTGTTTTGGGTTAGATCAGGTCTAGCTCGCGGCGGCGCCTGTTCAGCGCGGCCAGTGGATCTGGCTTCACCGCAGCCTTCGTTCGTGGCAGATATGCGCAAAGGGCTACCTCGCGCTGCGAGCAGTTCATGTGATCGCCGGATTGGCAGGCATCGCATCTGCAAAAACAATACTGTTCGTCGAGCGGATCGCCGTCGTCGGCACGCAATTCAGGCTGCGTAGCGGCTGCCATGAGCGCCGTATTCCCGCCAGTCGCCCCCAGGCGTGCCAGCGTGTCGTCCATCGTGGCCACGCGGTCCGCCATGCCCGCTTTTACCGCTTGCGCGGCTAGAACCATGCGCCCCTGGCCGAATCCGCCCCGTACGTCGTCCTGCGAAGCGCGGCGCCCGCGTCCTACGCTCTTCACAAACATGCCGTAGTACGCATCCACCTTCGATTGCAGATCCTCGCGCGCATTGTCGGAAAGCGGCTCGAATGGGTTGCCGTCTACCTTGTATTTGCCCGCACTGATCAGAGAAACCTTTACGCCCGCCTGGTCTAGGGCCTTCGAGGTATCCTCATGCGCACAGAAGACTCCGATCGAGCCGACTTCGCCGCTGGGCGCGACCACCATCTCCCCTGCGGATGACGCGAGCCAATACGCGGCGCTCGCCGCCGTGCCATTCGCCACCGCGATGCTCTTTTTCTGCCCGCGCGACTTGTAAATTTCATCGGCCAACTCGGGGACCCCTTCGACACCTCCTCCCGGCGAATCCACGTCAAAAACGATGGCCTTGATGCTTGCATCGCCCAGCGCCTGCCGAAACTGGGAGGTCAGCTTTTCGATGGACGTTCCGCCCGACATTTGGCTCATTAGGTTCGCGCGCTGCGAAATAACTCCGCGGATCGGGATCACGGCGACTGCGCCAAAGCCTTGCTGTGATCGCGGGCCCGCCCTGAGTGCCGCTTCGTCGAGCCGCACTTGAATCTCTTCTTGAGACAGCTTGCCGCCGGCCGCACGCAGGGATACGAGTTGCGCGATTACGGTGAGCTTCTCCGGCAGGATCGCCCAAGGCTTGCGGAACACTTCCGCGAAAACGTGCTCGTACTTCATTTTGCGAGCTCCTTCGGGAGGCGCGGCAGTCTTGCTCCTAGCGCGAGCGTGGCCAACGCCTCAGGCGCGGTGTCCTCGATCCAATCGAGCGCGCAGCTTTTCTCTTCGGGGTCCTCGACGCTTACAAGGAGCTTCAGATTGCTCTCGGCGTAGCTCTTGGCGGCTTCCGGAGAAATGCACATGCTCTGTGCGACCATCGCCTGGTGCGATTCGTAGAACGCTTGGGCTTCGTTCGCGAATGCCGTGGGATCGAACTGCTTAGCCGAGCGCAATCTGAAG